GCTTACCCTATCCCGTAAGTACAACGTCAGCTTGACCAGTGAGTATGGAGGGCGAGTGTTCCTCCCCTTGTTCGGGAAAAACTTACAGGAGGTAGGCTGGCAAGCAAGGGCATTGCATAAGACAGACATAAAATACTTTACCTCACAACTATCAGGAGATTACTTACCCTACCCATCAAAGGCAATGGCAACTAATACCGACCCCATGATTGTTATCACGGAGGATATTGTCAGTGCCATGCGGGTTAGCGCAACTGACTTAGCTTGTGGTTACCCCTCACTTAAGTCAACAGTAGACTATCAACAGCTACTACGATTGTATGAACGGTATCCTCATGCACACTACTTAGTATGGTTGGACAATGACAACGAAACTGTAGTGAATCATGCACATGAAATGGCAATGCGGCTTGCCTTGTTAGGTGCAAGGTCAGGCATAAGAACAATTGAAGATGAACCCAAGCACTACGATGATGTAGACTTGGTAGAAATATTAGAACAGGAGTCTAATAATGTTAGGAAACAATACCAATAGTGATGCAAAGTTAGTAGCATTACTATCAACCCGTGATGCCAACGACAGGTACTCACCCTATGTACAGAGTTACACTACACTAGAGGAGACAGGCGAACTACTATCTGGGCTCAAGGCATACTTCAAGGCTAACATTAAGGTAGACACCATCGTATGGGATGACTTTATTGTGTGGTTCAAGGTAGTACACAAACCACTGTGGTCTAACACACAGTATAAATTGTATGAGACTATCATTGATGCAGTTAAGCAGCAGACACCCGACCCCTTAGTTGTTGAACGCTTCATTGATTTGGATGCAGCAACAAAGATTAAAGAGTCGGCTGACTCGGTACTAAAGGGTGGAGACTCCAGCAATATCAATGACATAGAGGATATACTTAGTGACTATCACAACAAGAAATCAGACTATAAAACAGAGGATTTCTTTATCACTGATGACCTTAACGCCATCATGGATGCGGTGGTAACTAATGGCGGCATGGAGTGGGGACTTGAGGAGTTGAATGTAAGTGTTGGTCAAGTACACCCCACTGACTTTATCATTCTAGGTAAGCGACCGGAGGTAGGTGGCACAACATTTATCACTGACCAGTTTGCTAGATTCCTGCCCCAGTTACCTGCTGGTAAGGATGCCATCATCTTTAACAATGAGGAAGGTGGCTCTAAGGTACGCTTCAGGATGATGCAGTCTGCGTTACAGATGTCCACTGGTGATATGCTAGCCGACATTGATGAGACTAAGCGCAAGTGGGAACAGTTCTTAGGAACTAAAAAGTATGACCTGTTCTCTAAGTCAGGCTTCACTACTAAGGATGCTGAACGTATACTACGTACTGGTAACTATGGGCTCATCGCAATCAACGTGCTTGAGAAAGTGAGTGGCTTCTATAAAGAGGATGCAGTAGAGCGTAGACGTAGGCTAGCTGAATGGTGTCGTAACTTAGCAGGGACGTATGAGGCTACGGTCTTTGCCATAGTGCAGGCTGACGCTAGTGCCGAGGGTATGACCACACTTAATCAGTCCCAATTATATGGCAGTAAGACTGGACTTCAAGGTGAAGGTGATGTACTCTTGATGATAGGGAAGAGCAACGAAGCAGGTAAGGGCGGAGAGAGATGGCTCAATATATGCAAGAACAAGAAACCTACAACAGGTAGGATGAACCCGCAGCTTAAGCATAGTGTACACCCTGTAGACTTTGACGTAGAGCGTGGGACTTTTATATCGAGGATGAAATAATGGAATCATTAGACTTGATTGTTGATGCGGTACTAAAGGGTAGACCTTACTCAGCCGTAGCTGATGCACCTCTACCTAACATTGTACTGGATGTCGAGACAACTATCCGCTCACCACTAGGGTTTCAAGCCGACCCCTTCTATCCTGACAATGAGATTGTTATGGCAGGGTATGGTATTATTGGGCAGAAGAATATCCACATACGGGATGCTAGTGTGGTTGATGACCTTAACTTAATACCTGCCTACCGATTGATTGGGCACAACATTAAGTTTGACATCCACTACCTGCGTAAGCATGGCTTAGAGATGCGTAGTATGCACCACTGCATTGACACTAAGGCATTCATGCGTATCATGCACCCTGAGTTAAGTAACTACTCACTTGACTCATGCTGTGAGTATTACGGCTGGGAGGTTAAGGACAACCGTATCAAGGAGTATTGGGACAAAGGTGTTGACACACCTGACATCCCTACTGATTTGCTTGAGGAGTATCAGCGCCATGATGTGATAGTCACAACCAAGTTGTTCAAGCAGTTACTGAAAGAGATGGGTGAGTTACCACAAGAACTATCAGTTAAGGTGCTGCGTAGACTTAACATGAAAGGCTTCCTGACTCTGGCATTACAGGAGATGGAGTGGAACGGTATCCCTATGGACATGATGGCTCTTAGGGACATGACAACCGAGCAGGAAGAGGAGCTAGCTAGAGCAGATGACGAGTACCATGATATGCTGGGCTTCCTCTTCACACCCGAAGACCTCAAAGATATGCTAGCAAGCCCGACTGTAAAGATATGGTCGCCGCGTAGCTTGTCCACTATCCTGTTCCATATAGGTGGTATCAAGGTGCGTACTGTAGAAGAAGATGGGATATATAAAAATGGTAACCGTAAGACAAAGACTGTTACACGACTGGTGTATCCTATCAACAAGTTGTGCGAGGTTGACCCTGACGCTACCATTAGCCCCTCTACTGGCGCACCAACTAACAAGGCTGCGCTTGCTGCTATATCTACGAGTGACCCTGTAGTAGTGGCACTCCTTCAGGTGATAGGCAAGTACCGTGCTTCCAAGAAGTTACTAAGCACATACCTACATCCTTTCTTTGAGATGGCACAGAACTACCGTGAACCAGTGTTGCATCCTACATATAACACAGACGTAGCTGCTACCGAGAGGCTGTCTAGTTCCAACCCTAACGGGCAGAACTTACCGACTATCCTTGCTCCTATATTTTGTGGTACTTTGCCGGATACTTCACCAGTAATCAAGGGAGACTTCTCTCAGCTTGAGGTGTGTGCTCTAGCTCATGTGAGTCAAGACCCACAGTTGCTCAAGGACATACGTTCCGGCACTGATATACATAAGGGGACAGGTGAGACACTTGGTAAGTTTAATATGTCAGAGCAAGAGAGGCGCACTATTAAGGGTGTGAACTTTGGTACTATCTACGATGGTAAGCCTACTACTATCTCAGCCCAGACAGGTGTTCCTAAAAATGAGGTGAAGAAAATTCAAAAAGCATTCTTTAGTAGATACCGGACTCTACGTAGTTACTTCGATGGTTTTAAGCAGCAGCTTACAGATGAGTTGACAGTTCCTAAGAACTATGAAGTGATTGACGGACAGATTCAGCGCACTTATCTATGGCGGAATGACTTGGGTCATGGCTTCTTGTTCAAGGAGGAGCGAGTGCCTGACTACATCACTGAGCGTACAGGGCAGGTGCTTGGCATCAACCCTAACAAGGTAGCTAACTACCCAATACAGGGTATCGCTACTGGTGATTGGGTGCTTGCCTATGTAGCTATGCTCCTAGTTGACCAACGATGGTACGACCACGAAAAAGTGTACGACCACTACAAACTTAACAGTACTGTCCACGATGACGTTAAATACTACGGGAACTTATCAGCAACCAAGGAGTCTAATCTATTACTAGCAGAGAGAATGAAGGAGGTAGGTGAAAAAGGTATACCAGCATGGCATGAATCAATAAGCGGTAACGAATTGTCTGTCCCATTAAAGATGGACGTTGAAATTAAAACACATTGGTAAAAGGAATACAATGATATGAATACAATTACAGGTACGGTCTCACAGGTTCGTTCAGAAAATAAAATCAGCAAGGCAGGTAAGCCCTTCACCATTCACTACACCACAATCACTGGTGCTGATGGCAGCAATGTTGAAGTCAACATGAAGTTCAAGCAACTGTACTCTCAGGGTGACCAAGTCTCATGCCCTGTTAAAGCAGGCTATAACGGTAATGGGTTTGAGTATGATGCAGATGGTACAGGTGGTGGTGCTCCTGCTCCTAGCAACAGTGGTGGTGGGTACAGTAAGCCCGCAGCAGTACCATTCAAGGGTGGTAAGACATTCCCCTTAGCTGCTGACCATGCTGACAATGTTATTGTACGTCAGAATAGTCTAGCTCATGCTACTGCACTATGGCTAGGAAGCAACCCTGCACCTACTCAGAATGCTAATGAGATTGTTGCTGAGGTTACAACCATTGCTCTTGGCTTAACTAAGTGGGCGACTGGTCGTGCTGACTTAGAGGCTGTCACTGCTGGAACTGTGAACAGTGCCACACTCTCCTAAGTTAGACACCCTAGTTGCTGACATTGGTAGTGTACTAGATGATAGTAAGCCTTATGGCTTTAGCACAGAGGAAGCCGCCTCCTTAGGGGGGCGCGTTTCTTCTGCCTTTGCTAATGCTATTAAGGGTCGTGACTTTAAGAGGGAAGCAGGTAAGGTATGGGCAAGTGACTTAGGACGTAGCTGTTTGAGAGAGTACTGGTACTTACATAACCGACCGGCTGATGGTGAACCATTGGTCACATCAACGAAGGTTAAGTTTCTGTACGGTAACTTCATTGAAGAGATGCTACTGGACTTAGTCAAGAAGGCTGGACACACAGTGCATGGTGAGCAGGAACGCATAGCGTTTGAGACACCAGCAGGTGTGACTATTAGCGGCAGACCTGATGGGATTATAGATGGTCACTGGTCAGATGTTAAGAGCGCTGCATCGTTTTCATTCTCTAAGTTTCGGATGAAGGGAGTAACACAGGAGACAGATAGCTTTGGCTATCGTCACCAGTTATCCTTCTACCAGAACTTTGGTGAGAGTGAACACGCTATCAAGGGACGGACACCGTTCTTCCTTATGATGGACAAGCAGATGGGTCACATTGCACCTATCTATCTGAAGGATGTAGTCAGTCGTGATAGGTTAATCAGCAACGCTGAGATACTAACCACCGCAGCAGCGGGCGCTAGTGAGCCAGCACGTATGCCTAACTTTGATGAGCCAGATGGTAAGTCAGGTAACATGAAGTTAGGACTGAAGTGTAGCTACTGTTCCTTCAAGAAGGTGTGTCATCCTGACGCTGTTGGCTATCGGTATAGCAACAAGCCAGTGTGGTTGACAAAGGTAGTGCGCGAACCTAAAGTACCGAAGCTGGAGGATTAAGATGGCTGCTCTAAGTATATTAGCTGGGGTTATAGTATCGATGGTGATAGCTTTCATCATTATATCGTTGTCAGATTTATGACAAGGCGTAAGAAGCGGATACCTACACTACCTTATCGCTCATGTTATGAGGAAGACCAAGCAGCAAACCTAAAGAAGCGCAAGGTTGCTTTTGACTACGAGCTTAAGCAGTACTCATTTCACATGCCTTCTACCAAGAGGGGATTGATATGTGACAGTTGTGGTGGTACTAAGATGAAGCAACAGGCTAAGTATACACCTGACTTCACCCTCTACTATAAGGGTTCACGCAAGAAGCGGTTCATTATAGTGGAGACGAAGGGTAAGATGCTAGCCCCCGTGCGTAATAAGTATGCAGCATTTGTCAAGGAATATCCTGACATTGACTATCGCTTAGTATTCATGGCAAACAATAAGTTGTCAAGGACAAGCAAGACTCGTTACTCTGATTGGGCTACTAAGGTAGGCATCAAGTACGCAGTCGGTGACATCCCTGATGCGTGGCTTAAGGAACTAGGATACAAAGTTCCTAAGAACTATGACACCGAGATAAGGAAATACTATGGAATTTGAAATCGAGTTTGAACCAGAGAACAACAAAGAGATAGCCATTGCCAACTTGATTGAAGTAGTAGATGAAATGGTCGAGATGAAATGGATGACTCGTGAGCAAGCAACAGCTATACTCACAGTCCTAGATGAAATGATTTTTGAGGCGGGAGAGCTACATTGAAAATTCTAATGATACCAGATACACAGGTGAAGCCTGACGTACCGTTAGACCACTTCACCGCATTAGGTAATTACATAGTGGACAAGCAACCTGACCACATTGTACACATAGGAGACCATTGGGATATGCACAGTCTGTCCTCGTATGATGTAGGTAAGGTAGGCTTTGAGAACAGGGACTACGTGGAGGATATAGAGGCTGGCAATGAGGCTATGAGGCTGCTCCTAAACCCGCTGAAGGACTTCAATAAGGGTAAGGGTAAGCGTAAGAAGTACACCCCTAATAAAGTTATCACGTTAGGTAACCACGAGGAGCGCATCACTAGGTTCAGAGCTGATGCTAATAACGCTAGGTTCAAGGGCATAGTAACACAAGATGACTTCGACCTAGAGGACTGGAAGGTTGTACCCTTTCTTAAGATAACTAAGATAGCGGGCATCCACTTCAGTCATTACTTCTATGCTCAACAGAGTGGTCGTGCCTTGGGAGGTAACGCTCAGTACAAGCTAACCAAGTTGAAGTTCTCCTACGTACAGGGGCATCAGCAACAGATGGACTGTGCTAGTGAGACTCTCAACAATGGTACTACGATTCGTGGGCTTTTAGGTGGAAGTTTCTATCAGCACAAGGAAGCATACCGAGGTGAGCAGAACAGTGCTGAGTGGCAGGGTGTACACATGCTGCATGAATGTAAGGGTGGTAACTTCGACCACTCAGAGATAAGCATGCGCTTCCTTAGGAGTAGATACTTATGAAACCTAAACAAGTAGACCACCCTGTTGCAAGTGGCTGGTACTTCTGGCAGGGGGAGTCTCGTAGGAGTAGAGACCCCTTCTACTGGGTTACCTACTACTATGAGGACAGTGGCGATTCATACTGGCGGTTTGGTACGGAAATGAACTGTCCAACTGGTGGTACATGGATGCGCATAGCCCTTCACTCGGAGCTATCACCATGATACAGAATGATGGACGAGTCCTCACTGCGCTTATAGAGGCAGATGTGGACTACGTTTGTGATGTCCTTAGAATTACACCTCAAGATATAATTGAGAGGTTTAGTGATAGGGTTTTGGAATTTATGGATGGAGAAGTATGATGGACAACTTTACAATATCGGTATTAATAGTGTTGATTGTGGGAGGGGTGGCTATCTTTACTGCCTGCATTGCCTCCTCACTAAGAGACATAGCACGTAAGAAGCGAGCCCGATACTTTGTCGAGATACTAGGAGGTGACGGAGGTTATGTTGAGGTTGGGGAGCGTGGCATCAAGGCAATCCCACCAGACTTAATCACAAAGCTGTGGTATTTCAATGGTACTGACTTAACCAAAATCAAGGTGGTGAAACCTAATGTCTAAGATGAACAACTACCAGAAGTACATTCATGCCAGTAGGTATGCCCGTTACTTACCTGAAGAGAAGAGACGGGAGACTTGGGAAGAAACAGTCAGCCGTTATATAGACTTCTTTAAGGGTAGGCATGATGGGTATCATGTCCCTTGGGATGAACTACAAGAAGCAATCCTTGACCTAGAAGTGATGCCCTCTATGCGCTGCCTAATGACAGCAGGTGAGGCACTTGAGAGGGACAATGTTGCGGGGTACAACTGCTCATACGTAGCTGTGGATAATCCACGAGTGTTCGATGAGGTGTTGTATGTGCTGATGTGTGGCACAGGCGTAGGATTCTCAGTGGAGCGACAGTACATTAATAAGCTACCGGAGGTAGCGGAGGAGTTCAATGAAACAGATACCACAATCAAAGTGGCAGACTCTAAAATTGGTTGGGCAAGAGCACTTAAGGAAACTATTGGCTTGCTATACCAAGGTGAGATACCCAAGTGGGATGTCTCAGGAGTCCGCCCAGCGGGTGCTATCCTTAAGACCTTTGGCGGAAGGAGTAGTGGTGCTGAACCACTGCTGGAGTTATTTAACTTCGCTGTCGGTGTCTTCCAAGGTGCGGCAGGGCGTAAGCTCACTTCACTTGAAGTACATGACTTGGTATGTAAGATTGCCGAAGTGGTGGTGTGTGGTGGAGTACGCCGCAGTGCTCTCATTTCTCTTAGTAATCTTACTGACCAGCGGATGCGTGACGCTAAATCCGGTGAGTGGTACTACGCCGAGCCACAACGAGCCCTTGCCAACAACTCTGTTAGTTACACCGAGCGACCAGACATGGGTATATTTATGTCAGAGTGGCAGTCACTCTATAAATCTAAGGCTGGTGAACGAGGCATCTTTAGCCGTGAAGCAGCAAATAACTTGCGCCCAGAAAGAAGGGAGGAGTCAGACTTTGGAACAAACCCCTGCTCTGAAATAGTTCTTAGGAACAAGCAGTTCTGTAACCTGAGTGAAGTAGTAGTACGTCCCAATGATACACAAGCAGACCTACTGCGTAAGGCACGGTTAGCTGCCATCATCGGTACGCTTCAGTCAGGGTTAGATGAGTTCCGTTACTTGTCTAAGCAATGGACTGTGAACACTAAAGAAGAGCGACTCTTAGGTGTATCACTGACTGGTATATGTGACCACAAAACTTTGGGCGACCATAAGAACACTGCCCTGCCTGCCCTATTGGGTAAACTTAAAGATAAGGTAATTACAACTAATGAATATTTTGCAGACATCATGGGTATTCCTGCGTCAACAGCTACTACTTGTGTTAAACCTAGTGGTACTGTTAGTCAGTTGGTTGATTGTGCTAGTGGCATACACCCTCGCTACTCTCGCTTTTATGCTCGGAGAGTACGCGGAAGTATCAATGACCCAATCTCTAACGCACTTAGAGAAGCGGGCGTTCATACAGAAGTTGCTAAAACTAATCCAACGGAGCTAGTCTTCACGTTCCCAATGAAGTCTCCGAAGGACTCGACTGTTGTGGATGACGTTACAGCCCTTGACCAACTAGAGTTATGGAAGGTGTACTCGCAGTATTTCTGTGAGCATAAGCCCTCCATCTCCGTGTATGTTAAAGAGCATGAGTGGATGAAGGTAGGTGCTTGGGTGTATGACCACTTTGATATAATGTCAGGGGTATCATTCTTCCCGAAGGATGACCACATGTATCCGCAAGCCCCTTACGAAGAGCTAGAGCATGGTGACTACTTAGAGTACCTGAGTGTACACCCTAAAGAGATAAACCTCACAATGGGTGAGGAGTCTGATAATACTACGGCTAGTCAAGAGCTAGCCTGTAGTGGTGGAGCATGTGAATTATGAGTATAGTGATACTAGTACTACTACTCCTAATCTGTGTGGCAGTGGTGGTGTGGGATGATTAACGGAGAGCAACGATGACTAGACTAGAGGAGTACTTTGCCGATGTCCTTGAGAGTATTGAGGACTTGTCACAGGATGATGTAATCAAGGAGCATGTACTACTGAAGATGATTCAGAGGGAGTGTGCTGCTGCCCTACGAGGGGAGGATATCAATGAAGAAGCTAAATTTGAAAGACATCAAGACCCCACCTAAGGTGGATGGGGTGTTCCGGTTGAAGATAGGGCATCAGTACTATGAGTACTATTGGAGACCCACCATGCGGCAACAGATTACGTACTGGAAGAAGCAAGGTGAGGAGATTGCTGAGTGCGTTGAGTGGGATGGTGAAGTATGGAAGGAGTTCAAGCATGAAGAAGAAATGTAGTAAGTGTGGGGCTGCGTTTGAAACCTCGGTGCTGTTTGAGAAAGTAAAGATTCATAACTGCCCCAAGTGTTCAGCGATTAACAAGCCACGGAAGCTAAAGTATGTAGAGGAGAAGCAACATGGCAACGTATGAGTATGTATGTGATGTGTGCGCCATTAGGTTTGAAGACCAGAAGCCTATGGCTGAGAGTGCTATCCCTTCCCCCTGTCCCGACTGTGGGCAGATGGGGAGGAAGGTAGTCAGTCAGGTAGCCCCACCACAGGGGTTACTGCCAGAGTTCATAGACGTACAACGACCTAAGTATCACAGAGAGCCACCTGTAAGGGTGAGCAAGGTAACACAACGTAGCAAATTAGGAGGTAAGTGATGAGTCATGTATCAAAAAATAGCGAGTCACTAGAGATTGCTTGGGGCTTGCACCAAGGGGTGAACGGTACATCCGCTAAGTACATTGAGCAGGTGGTGAGCGATGGAGGTAGCTCCCCGTACTATGAGATACCCTTGTGGGCTGAGGAGCTAGGGGATTTGATTGAGTACAAGGACATGAACTTCAATCGAGGCAACATCTTTAAGGCAGCATACCGCCTTGGGGAGAAGGCGCATAGCTCTGAGCTGTATGACCTACGCAAGATAGTGTGGTTTGCGGAGCGTGAAATCTCTCGGCTTGAGATGAAGGGGTGGGATGATGAGCGATAAGAAAGAGAATGGTGTGATTAAGGTAACGGATGACCAGAAGGAATTTCTGTTGAACGTCGCTGAACTTCTTCTAACTACCAAGCCTAACACTATACTGGGCTTTCCAATTGAGACAGAGGATGGGGAAGAGCTAGTATTAAATATCTTTCTTGACCTACCTGTTGAAGAAGAGAGTAGTATTATTATACCATAGATAGCAAAAGGGGTAGGTAGTTATAAACTACTTACCCCTTTTATCTTCCAGTTCCTAAGAACTATTTCTTTTTCGCTTTCTTTTTCTTCTTAGCAGGTCGTCCTACCTTCTTGCCGTATGTACCTTTACCCTGTGGCATAGTCTGCTCCTGTTACCATTTAGTTTTGCATCTTTAGCCATACTGTTATCTCCGTCTATTTAGTAAGAACTACGCCCTGCCTTTGGGTGGGCAGTCTTCCTGTCGTTCTTATACTCCGACCTCATGTTCTCATGCATCTCAGAGTGAGCACGAATCCTATCCTGCTCTCCAGCAGGAGACCCCTCCATCCGTGATCCAGCATTGTTCGCGCTAATTATTGCCCCGGCGGCCGCCAGATTTATAAAACTTCCCCAACTCATATCTATTCTCCTTAAGTTCTTAAGAACTATTTTCTATGTAACTTACCTAACCCAAACACTGCACCTGTTATTAGATACAGGATGCCTACATACCATTCAGGCATAGCAGTAAGGTTAGCTATGTATGCGTTAGCCTTCTCTGGGCTTAACCACATAACCGCAATCGGACTGAACCAAACAAC